AGCCGTTCCAGTAACCGGCGGGATGGTTTGCTGATAAGATCCGTTCTCAATGGGTTTTGGTGTGTTCTCGTTTGCAAGTAATCGCATATACGATTGCCCGCTTTTGCTTTTGTTTACCCACGCACTCAATCGAAAATCTTTGCCATCAATAACAATGGTTCCGGTGTAGTCCGGTTGTCCCTCTTTGGTTTTGTTGTTCTTAAACAACGCACCCGAATTGTTTTTTTGTTCCATAACTGATTGTGTTCGGTTTACCCCGTTCCCGGTTTAAGGTTTTTTTGCTTTTTTATACGTTTCTTGTATCGGTTCCGAATAAGGTATTTGCTGCCACTTGCCGTTAAAATTCATAATGGCAATTGGATCAAAATCATCACTACTTCTTAAATACTTTGCTTTTAATACAAATTGATTGGTTTGCTTATTTTTCTCAATGAGTAATGTACTTTGTGCATAACGATCCGTACTGCTGCCAAGGTGTCCTATGGTTTCGCCGGTTCCCTTTGATAAATGCAATACTCCGATCATTAGTATATTGTATTGCTTTGTAATTCTTTTGAACCATCCGGTTAAAAGCTTACTTTCCACTTCATCATTGATATTAAGACAAAGATCCAGTAAGCCATCAATACAAATTACTGCACAATCCGGGTTATTTTGTAAATAGGTTTCAACCATAATTTTAATGTCTGCCGGGCCATCTTCTCGAAAATTGTAAGCATCAAACGTTGGCGGCAATGTATTAACGTAAGCAAAGCTTTTTATTCTTTCAATACCCCGGTAAAAATCATAAGGACTGCTTTCCGTATCAAAGTATGCGATTTTTTTGCGGCCAACTGGTAATGCCAGTTTAACCCCCAATACATCTTGATAGTCCGGTACAATGGCCGATGATAAAATTGCGGATGCAAAAGTACTTTTTGATGCTTTCGGTAAGCCGGATAAGACAACGTAATTTGATAACGTTCCAATAACCTTACCTTGAATAAGAAAAATTACTTCCTCATTCTTTGGTAAGGTCAATGGATCGTATCGCCGGACTTGTAATAAGTCCAAGTAACTTTTTTGGTCTTTTGTCCTCATATTACAATACCCCGTGATCCTCTAAATGATCACAAAGGCCATTTAACTTATTTAGCAACATCATTGCCGTATAAGATGCTTTTGCGTATGGTGTTTTTAATTCTTTATCCCCAAAATGCCAATTCTTTTTATCATCAAAAAAATACGGCAACATTTGTGCTGCAATTATAGTTGCTTGTAATTTTGCAAATTGTTCATTGCTCAATGATAGTTGTGTCGTTTCCATTTGGTTTAATTTTATCAAGTTCGGTAATAAGGGTTTCAGCCATTTCAATTGACTTTTTAATTGGATCGAAGTCAATTTGTAGTGATAATTCCATAAAGTAAGGTAAAAGAGTAAGTGAAAAATACTCTAATTTACTCATACCGGGCAATGGTGCTAATACTCTGCCAAAATTATCTTGTGCAATTTGTGGTGGAAATGCGGGGTTAAATTTACTGCTCATTGTATTTGTTTTTTAAGTTAATCAATTCGCGTTCCAAGTTTTGTAAGTGATCAAATCGCTTTACAAGGGCCTCAAAAAATAATTCGACTACATCGGTATCTTCAAACATATTGGCAAGTCCATTTACCAAGTGTTCGTGCGGTCCTTTAATGCTTTCGGTCAATCTTCCATTTGCAAAAATTTTCATTGAAAATTCTGCGGTTTGCGTTGGGTTTTGTCTTTTGTCCATTGTTTAAGGGTTTTTAAGTTAAAAAATAAAAGAATAAGAAAATAGATAAATAGTGTTATTGGTAAGCATACCAATATAATGTATAAAAATTCAAAAAATAACCGGACCGGTTTCACTTTTTTGCCGTTAGGTTTTTGATCGTACGCTGGTACTGATCAATGCTATCATCTAACAATTTGCGGGTTTCCCATTCTAAATTAAATGGTATTAACGTTTGATCCAGTTCAATGCGGGTTCCATCACGAAACGTTACTTCGTATTTTACCTCAACATTGTAAAAGTGTTTACGAACGAATTGCAGCGTTATTATTTTCTTATGTAGCTGCTGAACGTGGGTGCTTAATTCATCACTCATACGGCTAATTTTGAAATATATAGATCTTTTGTCTTGACTAAGGTAAAGCAATTTAGTTGAAATAAAAAAGTCCCATTTTTAATTGGGACTGAGCGGACAAGCTAAATGATTGAAAATCAGCTTAAAAAAACTTGTTTTTCCTCTGCTCTGCGCTTTACAAGTCCTGGCAATTTTTTACCTTTTGCATATACCCAACGATCAAATTGATCGGCCACAATCTTTTTATCCGTTCTGCTATTAAGTAAGCGCAATAACGTACTTTCCAGTAATGCGGTTGTCCCTACATTATAGGCAAAGCTTGTAAGTGCGTTTAATTGGTTGGCCGTTATTGGTACCTTAACCATCTTTTTAACCCTTTCCCGGACCTTATCGGTATCAATTTTTAACCATCTAAGGGCCGTTGCAAGCGAAATGGTATCGCCCATTTTTATTTTTTGTCCGGTATCGGGGTTCCGGGTTGTGCCAAAGCCAATGGTTGGGATCCCAACGGGATCAAGATAAGCGGACAATTCCAATCCTTCGTGCTTTCTAATAATTGTTTCAGCTTTCACTTTATTTGGTTTCAGTAAAAAGTAAAGTGCAACGGCACCAAATACAATATATTGCTTGTTTTTCAAAGTCCGGTCTTATCATAATCTTTTGCGGCGGCCAATCCAAGGCCACTTAAAATTGCTGCAATACCTTCTGCGGGTTGTCCTTTAATTATCATTGCAATACCTGATAATACTGCGCTGAACCCAAAAAAAGTTGTTTTCCAGTTTTTCGGCTTTTTAATTTTCATACTATTTTATTTAATGATCCTTACAAATTTTTTGTCCTTACTGCATCATCGCGCAAAAATTTCGCGACAAGCAAATTAACGCTACTTTCCAACCTTGTAAGCCGTTCAATAATATCTTTGTGATCGCTGAATTTATCTTCAACGGCCTTAATACGATGATTAAGAACACCGTAAACCGATCCGGCGGTAAATATGATACTAACTATTATTAGTAGTGTCTGCTGCTCTATCATCTTCACTTTGTTTTTCTTTTTCAAGGGCATCAGCAATTTGCTGGTTTACTTCTGCCAATTTGTTCTTAAAAAATTCAATGTTTGAGATTAAGTCGTAAGCAATGGCTTTGAGGTCTTTACTGGTCATTTGTTTTGGTTTTTAATTAAAATAAATTTATTCCGTAACTGGTGCCGTCTATATTTACATAAAGTACTGGAGAACCGCCTACGAATTGAACTTGCGAAAATTTAATTTTTCCTGCACCTACATTTGAACCGGTTGGAAAGCCGTAAAAAACGTCGTCGGATTGGTATGTATTTGATCGCAAATCCTGTAATGTGCCGACCGTGTTATTAATTATAACAGCACCACTAATTGAGTTTTGACTTATATTTCCACTAACTACTCCTACTGGAAAAGTACCAACCGCAAATCTATTAGGACTAACCGTTCCACTCAATTTACCGTTAAACGTATTCCAGTCCGTACTGCTTAAATAACCATCAGCCAAGCTGCTTGATTGTGTTATTCCAATGGTACCGGATCCGGTAATGGTTCCACCGGTTAGCGGTCCGCTTGTCGCAACGCTTGTAACCGTACCAACTGAATAAGATCTGTTTGCACTTAGATCTTGACTTGTTCCATTTATTGTAATAGTCCGGCTTGTTGGTACCCCGCCAAGGCCCGCCAATGTGTAATTAGGTATATTTAACGTTCCACTTACAAAGGTTGCCGCACCACTTGAACCGGTTGTTGTAAGTGTTATTGCGTTTTGCTTACTATTAAAAGTAGACCAATCCGTATTTGTTAAATATCCACTAACAACGGCGGTTGCTTGCGGTATTCCAATGGTACCGGATCCCGTAATGGTACCGCCAGTTAAAGGACTGCTTGCGGTAATACTGGTTACCGTACCAACTGAATAAGATCTGTCTGCGCTTAAATCTTGACTGGTTCCATTTATTGTTATGGTCCGTGTCGTTGGTACATAACCGGCCAATGATGGGATATCACTAAGCAATGCAATTGTACCACTATTATTCGGTATTGTTAATTGACTTGTCCCGGTTGGAAACAAAAACCAAAATGCGTCACCACTTGTTCCATTAACAAAATTGATTGAATTTGTACCGGATGACGCATAAAATCCGGCGTATCCCGATGGTACGCTTGATGATGTCGTTAATTTTGCCGTGATACTCAAATCGCCCTGAATGGTTGCGGTTGCTTTGAAAGATCCCGCTACGCCAAACGTTGTATCTGGAATATCCAACGCATTAGCATATTGATAATTTACACCTACTCTGCGGCTTATCTTATCAATTGTAATTACTTCTTTTGTGCCGCTTTCATCGTATATTGACCAACGGCGAAAACCCATTGCGCCGCCAGTATATCCAACTTTATATTCATTAACTCCGTTTGCGTGATACATCATGTACGCATTGGATCCACCTTTGAGGTGTAAAAGCGTATTATTGCCCGCAATATCTACTTTACTTTCAGGTGTTGTCGTTCCAACTCCCAATCTTTCATTGGCGGCATCCCAAAATAAATTGTTATTTCCGGCAATTGTATTTGTACCAGTCCAGTAAGCAACTTGTCCCGCTGCACCGGTTCCCACTACCGTACTTGATCCCGGTCCACCGATAAGATCCCAACCGGTACCATTATCGCGGTACAATTCAAAAGTGTCCGTACTAACGAACAAGCGGCCCCTTTGTCCAGCGGCGGGCCTATTAGCAAGCGTATTACTATTGATTGATGGACTGCCAAGCTGATTGATTATATTAAAATCTACAAACATTAAATATAACGCTTAAAGAGTATTGTTAAACTATTTGTACCGGCACCACTAAAATTAAAATAGTAAATTTTTACATTTACCTCATTTTCATTTCCAGTTATATTAAGCGATTGGTTTGGTGTTAATACCAACCCATCTACATTAACATTACTTGTTCCGGTGTTTACAAAAATTAAACTATTGCAATTCGTATCGGTTGAACTGCTTTGCGTAAAAATTTTTGTTTCCGTTATGTATTGTCTGCATTTCATCGACAATGGTTTATGTCTTTTTGATATTCATCCTTAAATGTAGTAAGATCCGGCGTAAACGTTGTTTGGTCAATTGCTTTCGCCATTAAGGACCTTGCATCGTTTCCGGCTTGACTGGTTTGCGATTGAAACATTGGTTTACCTTGTTTCTTTCTGCGCATCCAGTACCAGTAAAGCGCACCGGCAACCAATAAGTAAATAATTGTATTACGTTTCATTATTTATATTTTAACAAAGTACGTTATCATCACTAATACCACGCAAAAAAGCCGGTTTTTCAAGTGCTTTTACAACTTTCTTTGCCGTTTCTCTTTTTATACCCTTTGCTTGCGCCCGCCTAACGGCAAGTGCTTGCGATTTTTTTGCGGCCATTCTTTGCTTAGGCGTACTAAAAACATTTTTTACAATATCCGTTGCCTTGTCTAACAAAGTAGGTTTGGCCGCATAAAATTCTTCCTCTGTAATTTTTTCTAATGGTTCAGCCGTAACAAAAGTTCTTCCTCTTGTTTCACTTTCAGTACGCTTACGCATAAAATAATATACGGCCGCGGCGGCACCGACTAATAATAAAACTGGTAATGCTTTTTTCATTTTTTAATTTGTTTATATAAATAACCGGCACCCCATACAATTGCTACTCCTATTAACAATCTTTTGCCAAATCGTGTTAATTTTTCAATTGTACTTAAATTTTGTTCTTCTTCTTCTTCTACTGTTAAAATACCCGATGCACGCCGGCCCGCTTTACTTAATTTAAGATCCTTTACTTTAATTGCATAATACTTTCCATCCATACCCTTAAAAAGAAGATAATCATCTTTTCGTTCTGCATATTTTATTGATGGATAATTTGGGTTTGCATAAGCCGGACCTTTCAATAAATAACTCCACACTACAAATTTATATCCGGTCCTTAATGGCGGCTTAATTTCTTTTGCTTTGTACCCCTCATTATTAACATCAAATAACCGATAAAAAGGCGTTTCTTTTTCAAGGGTAATGGTTTTATCCATCAATTGACTAAAACTAATTAACTCCGACATATTATTATTTTCTTAACATTGATAATAAAAAGTCAATTTGCTTTTGATCCATATCGGCCAATTTTGCCAAGTCATCGGGAGTTACACCTTTGCTTAGTAACGTTTCCACAATCTTGTTTACGTCATCCGTTGTATGTGTACCGGCTAAATGCTGAATTTTTGGCTTATTAAACATACCGATCATTGATAAAACTGCGGTTGCAACGGGACTGGTCATAATTCCGTGTATTTGGTTTACGATTTTTTCCACTTTTTCTTGACCGGCAAGCATATTATCATCCTCCGGTTCCGCAAGATCAT